ATCTTGTACTTCTCCTTTCGCTGCATGTCTGCAAATATATTTAATAGCATTTCCTTCTGCAAATAGCAATTTATTTTTATTAATAAATTCACTAGGTTGAATTTTCATTTTTTTATAATGTGTCCCGCCTATTTGTTTATTATATACGCTCATGAAGTTTCCAACAGGATTAAACAAAATATAAAAGTATATAGACAAATAACTGTTATTATTGTAACGCTGTTCATTCTTGATAACCATATCTTTCTATTTTTGCCTTTAATAAATATAAATTTTGTTTTGCTCGTGTTGCACCAACATAAAAAATCCTGTGTTCCTCGTATTGTTTTTCAAGACTATTTGCCATAGAATTTCTTATCTTACTTGTATTATCTAATGCTAGAATTACATTCATCGCTTCTCCACCTTTAGTAACATGAATAGTTTGTAATTTAATTCTAGCAGGAAGACTTAATTTTTCTCCGCTACTGAGCATGGTTCTTATATATAATTTCTCATTAGCATTAGCTTCTGTAAACATATCAAACCATACACTTCCTCGGCTAAACCCAGCGTCTTCTATGTTTATTAATTTCTTTTTTTCAAATGATTTTTCGTTAAAATCGAAATCTAGATAATCAAAAATATCTTTACATTCTGGTAATGTTATAGATTCTCCTTTATTCCACCGAGTCCAATTTAAAATGCTTTTGTACAATCTTACATCGTGACTTTTGCCGTTTTTAGTTTCGTAATATAGATTTTTATCCCTTAATTCTTTTTCAATTTTTAGTATTTTTGAATTTGTTCTTGCCAAAATTAACCAATTATCTTTAAATAGGTTCACATTATCTAATGAATATATAGCTTCTTGGTGTCCTTCTATGATATTTTTTTCTTTATCTTTTCGAGGTTCCCATGTTTTATCAATTCGTTTATTTTCTGGAATACGTGAAATCCATTTATTAGCAATTTTCTGAACCGCTTGAGGAACCCTGCGAGATTCATCGAGAAATTCATTGTCCGCAGGTTCATTAATAAATCTATTAACATCTGCTCCGGCCCAGGCAAAAATAGCTTGATCATCATCACCCGCCATAAAGATATTATTGGTTTTTGTTTTTAATATGTTAAACATTTTCCATTGAATTGGAGATAGATCCTGAGCTTCATCAATAAAGATTACATCAAATGTGGGAGATTTATAAGATTCTTTTATAAATTTATTAATCATATCTGTGTAGTCAATTAAATTATTTTTTTGTTTATAATTTTGAAGGTTAATATCAATATGCTTCAAAATTTGATAGTCAATTTTTCTAGAATACTCATTAGTATTGAATTCTGTTTCAACCAAAATATCCTTGGCTCTTGATTTATTAATAAGTTGGAAATATTCCGAGTCACAGGTTAAATATCCATTGCTTTCCATATCATCATATTTTGTATATTTTACACGAACATTTGTAAGTCTACCAATATCCTCATAATGCTCTGGTTGCATTACACGATCTTCAGTTAAACCTAGAACGTGAAAAGAAAAAGAATGCAAAGTTTGAAAAAATTTTAAATCTTTCTTTTTAAGATTAAATGAAACATCTTTAAATTCTTTGTTTTCAAGAAAAGTATCTCTTGCGTTATAGGCCGCTTTTTTAGTGAATGCAAAGTATCCTATACGATTCAGTGGAGTTCCTTTTTTTATGTAGTCTCTTACATAATTGAGTAAAGTAAAAGTTTTACCGGTTCCTGGTGGACCCAATACTTTTATTTTTTTCATTATATGATGTCTTTTCTCGACTTAATAGAAACTATGTCTTCATCAAGATCAGGTTCTTCAAAAATTGATTGTAGGACACAGACCACATCAAGTGGTTCATAAGATTTTTCTTCTTCTTTCTTGGGAAATCTTTTTCTAGTAAATTTTCCTTTAATCTTTTCAATATTTTCAATCATCCATCCCGTTCGATCTTGTTTTATTTTCCATTCTTTACTTTTAAGAAAATTATAAAATGGATCAAATCTAAAGTATGCATATTCTTCATCGAAAAGAGTAGCTCCACTTTTAAAAGCAGTATATGTTGTTGCTTGTGGTCCATTTATATATTCTTTCATACAAATAAATAATTGGTCCTCGGGACTTGTTCCTTTTGGAGGATCTAATTCTTTTTGAGTAGAAAATAAAACATCTAACACCTCTTGATAGGCAACATCTTTTACACGTGGCGGGATAAACCCTGCATAAATTCCAATAATATTTCTTACTTTTCTTTGATCTGTAATCCATTCAATGGATTTTGCATGCACAGGTTTAATTTTTACACCATCAGGTAACGCTACATTAAATGTATATTCTGGGTCTGGTTTATAATTAATTTTTACAAGACCAGATAATCCAGGGAAAATTCTGTTTTTATCTGAATTTATTCCATATTTTCTTTTAATGCATTCTGCTTTCATGCAATGATGAACAATAGGTTCTTCGGTACAGGTATGTCCCTTAGTTTCCTTTTTCCAAGATCTTATTTTGAATCTAACTTTCTCATCATCCCATTCTTTTGAATATTCGAAATAATCTCTTGCAGCTTCTATGATTTTTTGCTCCCAATCATCGGGATATTTCTTTTTTGCAAAAACCATATAATTATATAAAAACCTATCTCGTCCATCGGATAATTTCTCTTTGCTTAATGCCTGTAAACACGGAGGACCATCTTCGAATTCTTTGGCACCTCCCTGCAACACAGTTTTTACGTGAGTTAATGAGAATTCTTCTAATTCTTTGGCTGTTTTTTGATTTACTTCAACAACTTGGATAAATTGTTCAAATGTGAAGGATGTGCCGTCTAGATTTAAAGCCACTCTTTCTTTTTTATTGTAATAGGGTAAATTTATGAAGTTTCCATTGAGCGGTTTTCCTTTCTCATCAGTACCTAATTCTGTTTGCTTTGGAAATATTTCTGTAGCAGCATCTAGTTTAAATGTGAAGAGTAAAGTGCTCAAAAAATTTCGTATAATTGTTGCTTTTGCTGGTTCTTTTAGAAAAACATATAAATGCAGACCTCCACTTTTAGATTTGCAAGGTACAATTGGTAAATTATGTTTTTTGATTACTTCTAGAAATTTTTTTGGACTAAAAGCCTTATATTCAGGATCAACATCTATGGCACCAAAACTTGCCATTCCTTCATCATCACATGCTTGTATTCCTATTGATTTAACTCCTAAAAGATGGTCTTGATAATCCTTATCTGTAATTGGGCGTGAGGCCCAACCGTAATCTCCTTGTTTTAATTTAAGTTTTCCTGTTTCTGGATCAGTGTATCCGTCTTTAATATTGGCGTAGCCAAAATTTCTTTTTAATCCGGTAAATATATCTATGTATTTCTTATCAATTGTCATAATGCGTATTTCTTATCAATTGTCATAATGCTCCGGGCGGCTCACTCTCGCTCACCGCCCAGCCTTCAGTTACGATCGTAATGAAACTTAGATATGGGATGGAGTTTGTTTTGCAGCAGTTTCGCCATGTTTAACTGCAACATCTCCTTTAGAAATGTTTTCTGCAAAAACTCTAGCTTGTTGATACAATTCAGTTTCTTGAACTTGACCAATTTTGCTAACTTCCCAACCAAACCATGTTCCTTTATCATTCGATTGTTGAACTGCTTTTAATCGATAAATGTGGCTGAAAGATGCCGGTGTAAATAATCCATTTTCACCCTTTAATTTTATACTCGACATCATACTATTCCACTTTCTACTAATTTTTAATTGAGTAGATTTCATAGCGATTAGAGCGGTAGATGGAGTACCATTACACATAATTACAAAATGACTCGCTGTTTTTTCAATGTAATTACCATTCGGTAATCTATCTTTAAAAGAAGCGTCTCTAGTTGTTTTAGTCATAACATCACTTGAGGATGAATGAATTGCAACAGGAGCGCCTGATCCTTCGCCACGTTCTTTCCACTCAATGTATTCCAATTTATAGTAGCATGGAACTACATTTATGCCTTTCTCGCCATCAAATAAGTCACTGGTTACAGAATTGAAAATCATTCCTGGTTCTGCACCTTTAACATATTTTCCATCTTTTTTATTTACTTCAGGCGATAATTGCCCCAGTATTTTTAAAAATGGTAAGGCTAGATCTTCTTGCCTTATATTACCTAAGCCTTTACCTGAGTCAGCTTCAAGATTTGAAACTGCCAAGGCTCCAGCTTGTTCTTTTTTTACTACGTTTTTTCCATTGTTCATGGTTATTATTTCCTCGTTATTTTGGTCCTGTTTCCTGCGAACACGTTAAATAGATCAGAGGGCATATCTTGTCCAGCTTCAATACGCTCTCTGACCAAAGCTTTGAGGGTCATTGGTTCAACCTTTAATTTCTGGACGGGTTGAAACCCTTGCCCTGCTGCAAGGCCGGCGTAAGCCGTTGCCTTGTTATCTTCGTTACGACCAAAGGAAACGGTTATCTCATTTTTAATGAGGTCACCCAGGCCGTTGTTTCGAAGCCAGTTAAATGCTTTTTCTTTTTTATCTATAGAAATAGAAGCACCGTAGATGGGTTTTACTTCTACTGCGGACCCATCTGCTAATTTTAATGTAGAGATATTCATTTCAGTCATCATTGTTGGAATAACTTCTGCTGAAATAATATCCAAATCTTTCTTTAATTTCTTAAGTTCAGTGTCTTTTTCTTTCACCTGATCTTCCATTTGTCTTAATTTTACTACTTGATCAGAAAGAGCCTTCACCTCATTTGTTTGTGTGATGGATTCCGTCTGATCTTTTTCAAAATCAATTTTGCTCATAAATTTTTATTTCCTTTCTAATTATTTCTATTTCTTTACAACATTTGTAGTATCTATTCCACCAAATTATATCTGAAAAACAATCTAGAAGAACAGTGGGAAAAACATACAGTCGAAAGAAAAATGATAAAATAGGTTTTTGTTTATAATATTCGTGAAGGGCTTTTTTAGAAATTTCTTTATGTCTTTCTACATCTAAAAAATTTTCAGTCCATGCTTCTGCAGACTCTAGTCTTTGTTTTAATCGGCTATAT